CAGGAGCGGCTTGGTCTTCTCCGAAGTGAAGATGCCGAGCTGGATGGTCTCGCGGTCGGGCTCAATGGTGCCCTCGGCTACATCCAGGTAGAGGTTCGGGTACTGCTTGTCGCGGAGAGCGACGCAGGTAACGAGGCCGTGGTTGTTGCGCTCAGGCACGAGCAGCGCTTCGTTGTAGTAGTAGCCAAGGGCCTGCAGGATGTCCGCGAAGACGTCCGGGTGCACTCGGCCGCGCCATACGGCGACCTGTCGAAGCTTGCTGTCGAGCACGCAGGCTACGCTGGGGTCACCCTCGGCCCGGCCTTGGATGCCGCCTCGGATACCCATGCCAACGTCGGCGCCAATCGTGTAGACCTCGTTGGCCTCACGCTTGCGGTAGACGAGAAGCTCGCCACGAGCATGCTCGCGAAGCACCCGCATAGGCAGGGCTTTGCCGTCCTTGTCGTATGATTCCTCAACCGCCATGCGCTTGATGGGGGCCTTCGGCTCCTTTAGGCGCTTGGTGAGTGTGTCCGGGTTGAACACAGGGCGGCCGGTGTTGATGAAGGCCTCCTCGACCGTCATCGGATATTCTTGCTTGAACATCTCCAAGCCGTTGGTCGCCACCTTGCGGCGGCGCCACCACAGCTGTGCGTCGTCCACCACGATGCCGTATTCGGCGAGGGCGTACGCTGCGATGTCGTTTTCTTCGGGCGTGCGGACGAAGGGTCGCGGGTAGGTTTCGTCGCGGTACTCGTCGCTTTCGAACCACGCTGAGAAGAACAGGTCGTAGCCGTTCTCGCCGCTCTTGGCGCCTTTGACCATGCCGAAGAAGACGCCCGTCATGCCGTTGCCGGTGCTCTCAAGGAAGACAGCGGTGCCGTCCTTGTCGGGCACGGCTTGAATGAGGCCGTTGAAGTTTGCGCGCGCGAATGTGTTCGGCCAGAAGCCGACCTCGGACAGGTGCGCCACCTGAAGCGTTTCGCCGCGGGCCACGCCTCGGCCGCCTGCGGTAGCAACGCGGAGCGCGCTGTCGAGACGGTCGAACACCAACTCGGTGCGCGATGAATACTTAGTGCTCGGCTTGACTGCCTCGGGCACGTTGTCGTGGATGCGGCGATACATGTCGAACAGCGTCGTCGTGGCGTCGGCTTCGTGCGCCATCACGAGACCCTTCTGGGCCTTGCGCTGCGAGAGCCACCAATATTGCCACGCGGAGATAACTGTCGAGAGCCCCTGTTGTCGGGCTTTGACCACAACCAATCGGACCCGGCCGAGCCGGTCCATCTGTTCAATTACTTTGGCGATAAACCGGCGCTGCACGCGGTTCAGAACCAAGGGGACGATTGTGCCCTCCTTGGTCCTGATGCGAATGCAGTGCTTGGCGTAGAACTCAAAGTCCTCCAACAGACGCAGGCGCGCGTTGCGCTGCTCGTTAGTCAGACTTGAGGTCACGTGCCACCTCGGCGAGGAAGTCCTCGGCCTTGTCGAGCGTAACCTTGCTACGGCTCTCAGGCTTGGCCTTCGTGTACGCGAGTACGGTGTTGATCGCCGCGAGTTTGGTCTTCTTGTCAGAAGGGCCAACCGCTAGCGCGAATGCTTCACGCAGCGCGGCCTCTGCCATGCCGGCGTCGTTTGCCGGGATGACAAGAGTGTCGTCACTCATAATCTTCCGGTGTCTTTCAGTATCTGTATGAATTGATCGGCGAGCGCGTAGGCTCGGTCCCACAAGGGTTTCGCCTTGGCCTTCGTCAGGCCGTCAGGGACACCGATGCGTGTGTATTTCAGTGGGTCGCGCTTACGGGCCTCTGAGCAGCGCTTGTCGCGCGCAGCCATCTTCGCCCTGAACTCCGGGTCCTGCCACAGCCGGCGCATGGTGTCGCCGTGCTGCGGTCGGGAGCCGTCGTTTTTGTAGCGCTTCTTGCGCCTGCGGCCCGTCGCCTTGTTCTTAGGCGGGAGCCGAGGCTTGAGAGGATTGCGAGGCACTACTCGTCGTGTGTCTTCCTGCCGACCTTGGAGGCCAGCGTGGCAGCAAGGGCGCCGTGCAGCAGGCCGCGCGTGGTTACTGCGCGTGCGGCTTGTGCGTTGGTGAAGCGCGCCGCGCGGTTGGCCGCTAGCATCTGCTGAACCACAGGGGCGCGAGAGAGGAGCTGCGTCGAGAGGTTCTGAGCCTGCCGCGTGGTGAGGTGATTGGCCAGAGCCTTTAGCGCGAGGCCGCCAACAGGGGCAGCCGCGCCGATAGGTCCGAACGCACTGGCACCGATTGACGCCATGATTGGCGCCGAGATGCCGCTGCCGCCCAGCCAGTTGCTGACTTGACGGACGGAGTTGAGAGTACGCGTTCCGCGAACGAGGCGGTCGAGGCTGTTCAGTTCGGCATCGTTGTAGCCGCGCGCCTTGGAGGCGTCGTTCTTCAACATCGGCTTAAAGGCCTGCCGAATGCGGTTCATGATGTTCGTGCCGCTGTGCGCCGCCGCTGCGTCAATCGTCGCGTTGTCGAGCGTCACGTTGGCCCGCTCTGAGCGCGAGGCGGCCCCGTAGTTGGCCTGTCCACGCCTAAGAGCCTGCGCGGCTGCTACCGGATCACCCTGCAGCACGTTCGCCGGGTTGGCCATGTCGTTCTCGACGAAATGGTTGATCCGGTCGATAGCCTGCGAGGCGGCGCGTGCGTCGGGCGTTGCGCGGCCATCAGGCCCCACCTCGCCGGCGATGTGTCCCAGCGCGCGGCGGTTGCCCTCAAGGTAGTCGAAGGGTACCGGCGCGGGGCCGGCGCGGTTCTCGATGCGGTCCAGTACCGCGTACACACGCGGATTGGTCTCTGGGAAGAAACCCTGCTGCTCCAGGTCAGCGCCGATGTTGCGGCTGAGCGTGCCCATCGACTGCGGCGTGACGCGGAGGTCTTTCACCTCGGGGCTGTTGAAGTCCTGCCGGGCCGCAGCGAAGGCGTCCTCGGTGGTCGGCTCTGGAGCTATAGGCACAGGGCGTCGGGACGTCAGCCGGTGTGCGAGCACGCTTGCAGCTACCGGCGCTGCCAGCTTGGCAAGTGGGTTGCCGTCCGTGGCTTCGTCGGCCGCCGTTATGGCAGCGGTGGGAGCCGCGATGCGCGTCAGTAGCTTCTGGCCTAGGCTCTCGGGACCGCCGATGAGGTTCGCGGCCATCTCGGTGCCGGTGCCAACAATCTTGCCGGGCAGCGTCTTAGCCTCGTAGAGCGGTCCTGTGACCTTCTCCACAGAGCCCTGCAACTGCGCGGACGTCGGCGGCACGTAGCTGCCCGGGAGGTCGCCTGAGGCGGCCCTGTGCTGATACGGCGCACTCTGGTCCTTCAGCCACTGCAGGCCTTTGCCTATGTAGCTGTCGGGGGACGGCGACGGAATATCTGGGAGCTTGCTGCCAACGTAGTCGACGCCGGCCTTGGCCAGCTGCGCGATGTCACCGGGCATGCCGGCGAGGTCGATGGTTGCGCCCTTGGCGAGGCCTACGGCGCCCGCCTTAGCGACGTCCTCGGCCACGCTAGGTGCGGCCTCGGGGCTCTTGGAGAGGTGCGAGAGGATTTCCGCGCTTGAATAGCCAGCATCCCGCGCGCCCTTGATGCCGGGCAGCTTCTCAGCGAGATGGCTTGCGATTTCATCGTCGGAGTAACCGGCCGCGCGAGCCTTAACGATGCCTTCAGCCACGTTCTGGTCGTCGGCCATGTTATTCCTTTGTTCGTTTACTGGAAGAAGGAGGCCAGCGGAGGACGCTTGCCATCAGATGCGGGAGCCGCAGCCGCTGGCGCTTCGCCGTCCTTGCTGAAGTCACCCTTCTTGAGCTTGGCAATCTTCGCCTGGAGGGCCTTGTCCTTCGTCTCGAATGCTTCGGCTGCCTTGGCTAGCTCTGGGTTATTTGCGCCCATGCTGCCCTTGGCACCTTCGTAAAGCTCGTAGAAGCGGTCAGCGACCTGCTTGCGATAAGCCTCAAGCGCCGCAGCCTGAACCTCAGGAGCGGCGGTCGGCAGATACAGCTTCTCGTGCGCCTCTTGTCGCTCGGAGACGCCGCCGTGACCTCTGGTGAGGAACGACGTGATTTCCTTGCCGGCCGTGTCTGCGTTGTTGTCCGCTGACGTTTGGTCGGCCTTTCGCGCGTTGCCGCCCGTCAGGTCTTTCACGGTGTTGACCGCTGAGGTGCCGTAGCCGAGAGGACCGCCACCACTGTTACCAAGCTTCAGATAATCGTCCGCGAGGTTGGTGATGTGGTCGAGCACAGTCGGCGCTGAGATGAACTGGCCGCCCGCTGATGTCGGCGACTTGGAGGCCATGCCCTTCGCGAAGTTCTGACGCTCGCTGTACTTGGTGAAGTCCATGTCAGGGTACACAGCCTGTGCAGCGTCGATCAGCTTCTGCGTCCTCGGGTTATTCCGAAGTGAATACTGCGACGGCTGAATGCCAGTGCCCTTATACCAAGCGTCGATCTGCCTCTGCTCATCAGGCGTCAGCGTGTTGTAGCGGTCCTGACCTGTGAGGTTCGGATCACCACCAGCTGGAGGGCCTGCGGGTGCGGTCGAGCCGTACGGCGTGTAGCCGCCTGAGGTCTTCTCAAAGCGACCGATGGGAATGGGGTTGCCGTTATCGTCCTTGCCCATGACAACCTCATAGGAAGGCTTCTGCTTGCTGCTGTCTGTCTTCACCGCTGTGACGTTGCCGCTATCGTCGATGCGATACAGCGTTCCGTCAGGGCCCATGAGCGTCTTGTAGTCGGCCTTGCCGTCCTTGCGGAGCTGTGCGGCCTGCGCGTTTAGCGATGCCGCCTGCGAGGGCGACGAGATGCCGGCGAGTGAGGCGCCGATCTGCGACAGGCCTGCGCCGATGCTGTTCAGCTTGTTCGGCTCCTCGCCCTTCATGATCTGCTGAAGCGCGCCGGGGCCGAGCGCGTTGTTTGCGCTTAGAGCACCTCCGGGTTCGCCATCACCGCCAGTGAAGGCCATGGCGGGGCCGCCAGCGAGGGCAGGCTTGATGCCGGCCGCCGCGTTGATTGCGGCTACGGGATTGTCACCCATGAGAGCGCGTGCGTTGGCAGCGCGCCCGCCAGTGGTGTCGGCCGAGATTTCGTAGAGCTTGTTGAAGGCGTGTGCCGCGTCCTCGGGCGTCTGCGCCGCCTTGAGGGCGTCGTAGGCCTTGGAGTGCGATGTGTCCAACTCGTGACGCATGAAGGCCTGTTGGGCCTCGGCAGTCTGGTAGTTGTTCGGGTACATCGCCTTGAGCGCGTCGAGGCGTTCCTTGCGCCACTGCGCGGTGCCCCACGCGGTTCGGTCGTCGCCGGTCGGGCCCCACGATGGGAGGCCGCGCCCGCTCTCAGCTTGCAGGTTGCCGACGAGGCCAGCCGCCTGATGTCGTGCCAGACCGAGACCGCCCTGATCGTACGGGCGCATCGCGAAGTCTAGCCACGACTGCGTATTGTCGTCCATGACGGTTGTCCTGTGTGTTTATGCGAAAGGCTTCCAGCCTAGAGAGCCTGCAGTGCCTGCGGCGCCGCCAAGGCCGCCCAAGAGGCCGCCAATGACTTGCCACGCGCTCGGGTCGGTCTGCGAAGTCGAAGTGCCGCTGGTGTTGCCGCCCCAACTCTGCGTGCCGATGATGCCCATGTACTGCTTGAGAGCGTCGAAGGGCGACGTGATCTGCGACTGGTACTGCTGCTGCTGGTTCGTGAGGTTCGCCTGGTTGGCCGCCTGCTCACCTTGGCCTGCATTCTCTCCGATGCCGAAGATGGTGCCCTGACCGTTGATGCCGTTCGTGATGGCATTGGTGCCGGCGTTGGTCGCCGTGTTGCCGATGTTGCCGGCGTTGGTCGCCGCATTGAGCGCCGCCGTGTTGTTGGCGTTAGCTTGGTTCTCGGCAAGCGTGAGGCCGTTCTGGAAGGCCTGCGAGGACAGCGCGCCATACATGTTCTGCGCGTTCTCGGCGAGGCCGCGCTCCACGAGGCCCTGAGCGATGCCGGTGCGCGAGCTGTTGGCGTTGCCGCTGATGTTCGCGTTCTGCGTAATGCCGGGCAGCGTGACGTCGCGCGCCGTTTCCTTGGCGCCTTGCATGGCCTGATCGACCTGCGACTGAATGTTCTGGCCCGACACGTACTTGTTCGCCGCGTCTACGAGGGCCTGCGGATTGTTCGCAGAGCTGGGGTCGAAGCCGTTCAGCGTGTTCAGCGCGGCGCCCGTCGCAGCGGTGCCGTTGTTGACGTTGGTGTTGCCCTGATTGTTCAGGTTCTGCGTGTTCGTCCCGTTGGCGTACTTGATCATCTGCTGAAAGGTAGCGAGCTGATCCGGCGTGAACTGCGCAGTGAAATCTGTCGGCGGTTTTGCGCCCTGCGCTTGGGTCAGCGCGCTGCCTGCCTGATTGAACGCGTTCTCAAGCGCCGCGCCCTGAGGGGCCCACGGCGTCGTCGAGGACTGCGACTGTTGGGTGGTGGTACTCGTGCCCATCTCGGGTCCTTGAAATGTAGAGCGGACGGGTGAGACCGTCGTTGCAAATGACTTGTGTGAGAAATTCGAAGCCGACCGCGCGGACCATCTTGTGCCACTTGGGCTCATCGGTCTGCGGCGAGGCGTAAATGTCGGAGCGGCACACGGAGCGGAAAATCTTCCACTCTCGCAGCATGCGCTTCAGCACGGAGGGCGCCCAGCGGTGAACACGGATGTGAGCGATCAGCATCTGTGCCCCGTCCGGGCGCCTCATGTCGTCTAGGTGTACTGTGTAGTCGGCGTCGTCGAGCGCCGTGTGTCGCTCTCGTAACTCAAAGCCCCCCGGCGACAAGTCGCGCCTCGATGGCTCTGATGGCCGCGTTGAGCGCAGCGACGGCGTTGGAGATAGCCGCCAGCTCCTGCTGCAGGTACAGCTGGTCGCCGCCGAGTGTCGGCATTGGCCGAGGGATGTAGGTGACGAGTTTAGCCGGTGTCGGTGCAGGCATTACGCTAGCCCCTTCGTCCGGTTGTCTTGATGTCGAGGTCGAGCCCTGTCATCGTGAAGCTGTGCCAGTCGTCCCACAGAACCCTGATTGCCAACCAACGTCCTGCGACGTTGACGTCGAGCTTGCGCTTCGTGACGCCGTCGTATGGCTGATAGGGGCCCCATGTCGGCGCTAGGTCGTTCGGGAAGTCCGAGGCACCAACCGCTATCTGGAGCATATGGCCGCCGTCAGTATCCACACGTGCCTGAGGGTACACCGTGCTGATGAGCTTGTAGTCACGCAGGCTTGCGTCCAGCTCGTCGAGGTCGATACCTACGCGTTCGAACTGAACAGGCGCGGTGGCGTTGGCGTCCACTGGATAGGGAGCCACGGAGCCGGGCCCGTACTGATCAATCGCGTAGAGCGACGGAGTGAGGCCGTACTCGGCGCTGCCGCCTCCGACCGCAATTGTGATCCGCTTTCCGCCGTCCTCCTGATCCTGATACGAGCCACCCATGGTGTCATAGGTGTCCGTCACGGTATCGTAGGTGAGGATGTTGGAGACGGGACCGTTGTCCGTGTTGAAGATTGACGGAAGGTCGTCGAAGCTCCACGTCTGCGAGGTCATGTTGTAGACCGCCGCTCGGTTGCAGCCTTCGACGTTCTTGAAGTTCGTAAGAGGGTCGCCCGACACGTAGCCGAAATAGAGTTCATTCAGGCGCGGGTTGTACTGGACCCAGCACCGACCAGCCTCTGAGATGTTCAGCGAGCCGTAGATGAAATCGCGGACCTGCTGGTCGCAAAGGCTCTGCTCAGAGATTCCGTCGTGGACCCAGATGTCGTCGATGCCGAAGCAGTAATTCTTGCCGTCCAGCTCGATGGAGCAGTTGGTGTTCAACACACCCTTCGCGTAGCTGAGCTTCGTGTACGAGTACACAAAGGTCGAGCCGTCCGCGTGCATGCGCCAAGCTTCGCGCTGACCGTAGATGATCAGGTCTTGCCCGAGCGAGCACGCATCCATTATCGGGCCATCCATCGACTGCAGGATGTTCTCGGTGGCAAGCGTCGCCGGGTTGGTGATGTCCCAAGACGCCGGGATGTGATCCGCCTGAACGGGGGAGGATGTCTTCACCATCGTAGGGAAGGACGCTGCACCCTTCGTCATGTTGAGGGCGACGATAGCTCCACCACACTGCGCGATGATCTTCGCGGTCCACGTCGGGTCCCATGCGTCTGCCGTGGTTGCGTAGGTGGCTGCGCTCAGGTCCTCAAAGTTGGACGCGGTCGGCAGGTAGTACCACGGCGGTCGATCCGCTCGGTTGACGTACACAACGTTGCCGATGGTGTAGCTGGTCCAGTTAGTCTCAACGTTGGACGCCGCGTAGCCCGGGGGGCTGTACAGCGTCTCGGTGCCGTTGGAGTAGTAGTAGACGTTGCCGGACTGGTAGCCGATGAAAAGGTCGTTGTTGCTCTCGCCGATGCCGGCCGTGAACGAGTACCGAGGATGATCCTCAGCGAGCGGCGCTTTGACTGTGCGATACACAGGCGCAGGAGTGATCTTGTTGTTCCTGAACCTGACGTTCACTCCGTTCGACCACGTCCCTGCAGGGAGCGCATAAGGGTCTTGATCGGTGACGACACCAGCCGTCCCGAGGTCCCGAAGTTTAATGATGGGCATTGGGGGGAATAAAATCGCCTAAGGTATACCTAAGGGATCACACAGAAACACTGAGGTATGCCTTAGGGGATATTATTGTTTGTTCTACTAGTATCATCTACCTGAGTAGCCCTTGGTCGTTCCTAAGCTGAGCGATGTCAGACAAAGGAAAAACCAAGGGAGAACCAGAGTAGGAATTAAGTATACTTAAGGAGCGCGTGCGCGAGGGCCGCGAGGCTCCACTAAGTCTTGATGCAGATCACCACCGACAGCGCCTCCGGGCGCGTCTCC